GTAATATCACCAGAAACTGTTACATTATCAAAATCAGTACCATTTGAAACTAAAATATCACCAGCTGTTGCAGCACTTAAATTATCATCAAATTGTGCCATTTTAACAGCTGTAACCGCATCAGCTTGAATTGCCCCTGTATCTACAAGGTTAGTTAAATCAGTTGAAATAATATTATTTGTTATATCAATACCATTTCCAGCGGTTAATGTATCTTGTTTGCCATCTATTTGAGTTTGTATTGCAGAACTAACTCCACTTAAATGACCTAATTCTGTTGAGGTTACAACGCTTACAGCTATTTTACCAGAAGCATTAGATACAACTGCTTTATCAGCTGTTAAATCAGAACTTGTAATTGTAGTCGCTGCCCCTGTTATTGTAGCTTCTTTTCCGTTTATTAAGGTTGTAATTGTATTATAAAAATCAGGGTCATCGTTCAATGCAGCTGCAATTTCATTTAAAGTATCCAGCGTATTTGGTGCTGAATCAATTAAATTATTAATAGCTGTAGATACATAATTTTCAGAAGCAATCTGTTTAAATGTAGTATCATAATATTCTAATTTGCCAAGAGTAGAATTATAACGAATGATTCCAGCAGAACCAGTTGGTCGATTTGCAGTAGTACCTACTGGAAGTGCAACTCCATCAGTTGCCGAACTAATATCTAAAGTAAAACTTGCTGGTGCGCCAATACCAAAAACCCCATCAGTATCAACGTAAAGACCTAAATCATTTCCGTTACCATCAGATAGCTGTTTTGCGCTTGTTCCAGCTTCCCCAGAATCGCTTACTTTTATCAGCGATTTATAAGTATCTTTTATCTTATTTCCAGTAAGTGAACTGCCCATAATTTATTTTTTACAAATTTAGTGAATTTTAACTTTCCCAGTTTTGGTCTGCATCTTCAAAGTCATCGTTTTTTTTATGCCAAAATAATTCTCTTGCTTTCTTGATTATAAATTTACGAAAGCGCCCAGCTTGTTGTTTTATTGAACTTACAGCACCTATCATTGTGGAACGTGGCGCAAATAACAAATAATATGACCTTTACTTATTGATATATCTGTAAAATTGCCATAAATAATTTGCCCATCAAGTAAATCATAATCCGTTAATCCAGAATCACCAGCTGGAGTATCATTAGTTAAAGAAATTGTTGCAGAAACAATACATTCAATCATACAAAAATATTCGCCAGAAGGAGTAGATAAATTTACATCTGAATGATTTAAGATACGAAATCCAAAATCTCCGAAACTCATTCTATGAAAATTATTTGCTGAATATAAATCTCTTGTTGCCATTTTTATCTCTTTTTACCTTGACCTCTGTATTTCTTTTTATAACCATTTTGACCTTTAGAAGCATTTTTAGTATGAACACCTGGTCTGCGTGTTTTAGGTTTTTTACGATACGTTATTGCTGCTTGTTTCTTTGCCATTATTTAGTTTTATCTTTTAATTTCTCGTATGTTCTTAATCCACCTAAACCAAGCATTCCCATAAGAACTGTAAACAAACTATTGGTGTCAAACTCTACTATTTCAATATCAGTATAAGATTGTAATAATGGCATAATAATATAATGGAATGCAAAAGCAAACCCACAAATCCAACCAATAAAAGGTCGCCATCCAGAAACAAATAAACTTCTATGCTGTGCTTCAATTTTATTTATTTCAGCTTGTAGTTCTATAATCGTTTTAGGATCCAGTTCTTTGCCTTTTATAGCTTCTCGGATTTCCCAAGCTAACCCCCCTATTGGTGATTTTTCACTACCCTTACCTAAAAGTGACATTAAGAATTTAAGCATATATCTCGTATATAGTTTTTTTACCTTTTTTTACTGCTTTTAAAATTCTATTTCTATTGCCATTAACACCTACATAAGAAATATGAACCCAATCTGGATTTTCATCATCTCCGTATTCCCAGATTAGTTGATCAAAATTTAAATTATTTTTTATGTAGTTAAATAAATCAGCATTAGTTTTTTCACCCATAGCATCAATATCTATAGCTTGACCTTTAGTATGCTGACTTGTTGCTTTAGATCCTATAGCTTCACAAAGTTCAGCACTACGATAAAAACTATTTACTCGTATTGGTTCACCAGCCCATTCTCTTAATGGCTCAAATATTTCTTTTGCAAGTTTTTTCATTGCCACAATTTCTACCTCGCTTGGCACATTGGCAATTTCTTTTTTTTCTGCTGTTGCGCTTTTTGTCGCTTCCTCCCAAGTTATATGTTTGCTGATAAATCTCATCTTTAATCATTTTATGATGTTTGTTCTATTCTGTTTTCTATTGTCATAATAGCTCTAAAATAAGTTTTATCTAATTCTGTTTCCTCCATGTATCTTGTACTATCTAAAGTGCAAGTATAAACATTGAATCCATCAGCACTTAAATCAAAATATGATCCGCTTCTCGTTCTAAGGAGTGCTAGAGCTTCAGATGCTATTTGATTACATAATAATTGCCCTCCATCATCTCCAATATAAGAAGTGACAACCTCAACTCTTGTAGAACAATTAAAAGTATAACTAGATCCATTTTGATCTATTTCATTAGTATCTACAGAATACACTCTAATAAATGGCTCAGAGGCATTATAAGGAACTTTGTTATAAACAGGCACTACAGATCCACTTACAGTTATTGCACTTGTTAGGCGTGTTATAATTGCTCTTCTAATAAAATGTATTGCCTCGTTCATTTAAGTAATTTTTTTATTCTAGCTTCTATACTAATAATCATTTTTGCAATTCCTTTATTTACAGTAGGATAAAAATATGGAATAATAGTGCCTTGTTTTTTAGGATTTCCTTTTCCAAATTCTACATGACCAGAGTAAGGAGCATCAGATCTTATTTCAGCTACTTTGTCATTAACTACAGCTTTTATGTTTTTTCTAAGGTTTCCTGTTTCATATGGCGCTACTTTTTTCATATCTCTGGAAATATCTAAAGCGCCTTTTCCTATTTCAGAAGCTAAAATAGTTTTATTTATACCTTTTAATTTAGCTAATTTTAATTGCAATCGCTCGAAATCTTTTTTATCTAATTCCATGATCAATCTCTTTTAGTAGCTGAAATTTTAACGAATTTGCCTTTAAAACCCTCATAAATCCCAGTGATTCTATAATCTCCAGTTTTATTTTGAATTTTTAATATTGTACCTTCATCGATATTGTTGTCATCTACAGTTTTTTCTCGCATTACAATTTCAACGTTCAAATAACGACCTCTAGTATAAGTATCTGTTTGAATATCTCCTTTTACTTCTCTGACATACGCCCAAACAGTAGCAACTGTAGTTTCAGTAGAAGTAAATCCGCCATAACCATCAGATGTTTTAGTGAGTTCTTTCAACTCTACTCTAGTATCTAATTTTCCTGCATCCATTAAATGAATAAATTTTTATAAGGCGCTAAAATATGTTTTACATTTGCTGGAACCTCAACAAATGATACTCCCTGCATTACAATGAAATCAGCTCTATTATCATAGTAAGTAGAAACAAGTTGTAAAATTGCCTGTTGTAATAATGCATCATCTAATCCAGCTGTAGTATAGCTAACAATAACATCTTTTGCTATTGCATCATTTAAATCAATAACATTATCATGTAGTCCATAAGTATTATAGTCAACGCTTGATCCTTCAGCAGTTACTCCACTAATAGCAGAAATTGGCGCAAATGGTATTTCAAATCTGCCATTTGTTTTCTCTAAATAATATTGTCTTGTTTTTGCCACTATATCTTTGCCAATATAATTTTCACACCAGATTCTAGCTTGTTCGATCATATTAGTTAAAAGAGCATCATCATCACTAGTGTCAACTCTTATATAATTTTTAGCATCAGACACTGTAACTATCTCGCTACCAGTTGTCGATATGATTTTAACTTGTGGCATTATTTAGCTTTTTTAGTTACTCTTTTTTTTATTGATTTTTCTTCTTTAGTTTCTTTAATTGCTTTTTCTTCTTTGTACTCTACAGCAATACCTTTTTGCAAATAATGATTAGCAATTTTAGGATCCAAATCTAAAACATCACCTTCTTTACGCCATCCATTTGAAGAATAAACATCTTTAATTATTGTAACTTTCATAATGAAATAATTTATAGCAAAGATAAAAAAAAAGCGCCACAGTAATTGTAGCGCTCTTTCAGTCAAACTATACCAAACAAACTATGAATAAAATATTATTCAAATGCAAAGTTATTGAAATATTTTTTATGTCTGCCTGTAATTGAAACTCTTATTGACTGCATATTTCCATTGTTTTTAAAAATAAACCAACCATTAAAAAAATCACTCCAGACAGCAAAGAAGTCAACTTTTGTTTTTTCATAAGTGCATTTATTGTTTTGTAAAGGTATTTGAACGTTTTTTATATATTCATTTTCTGGTGTTTTGGAAGATGATTTTATTTGAATTTTTAGGAGTCGATCACCTGTATCCACTATACAGTCGTATATGGATGAATCTATAAGAGGCATGGACACCTGGTAATTTCTTTTCATGCACTCTGTGGCGAATAAATACTCCGCCAGACAACCTTTCTGGTTACTGTCCACGAAATCAAAATTACAAAAAAAACCCCAGACATTATATCTAGGGTAATTTAACAAATGAAAAACAAAAATTACAGCATAAATGCCTCGAAGCAAGTAGAACTGCAAAACTCTTCGCCATAGCTTGGCTGATCACAAACTTTACAATAGCCCCCCTCGTAATTATCTGGTGGAGTATAATCTAAATGATTCATATTATCTTTTTTTAATTTCTTGTAACCTTTCTTGTATATCCCAGATCCTATCACTAAGATACAAATAATCCGCTGGATACATTTTACCAGTAATTCCCTCGATGCTTTTTAAATAAAATTCAAATACATCTATTTCTCTTTGATCAATATTTTCATTCATTTTGATAACGTATTAAAATAAAAGACAATAAAAACATAATCAAAGCATCCCAAATAGCTTGGAATCTGTAGCCCAGAGAAAATCCCCAGGCAGCAAATCCCAAAATTAAAACAACCCTTACCTTTTGCTGAGTATTCATTTCTAATATTCGTATTTATAAAATAAATATAAATTCAATACCATGTTCATAAATTCAAACGCTAATACATCAAATAAAATAGCGTATAAAATAATTTTTGGTCTAGTCATTCCACAAATAACTTCCCATTCAACAGATTGTTTGATTTTTGAAATAATTTTATTCATAATGTTTGTTTTAGTTTTATCAAAATTACAAATAGATTCGGAAATTCCAAATTTTTAAGGAAAAAAAATGTTAAACAATAAAAAAGGGCATCCAATTAAGGACACCCTTTAAATATAATTCTCATTATGCTAATTTGCTATAAATACTGATTATGCAGTTTCTAAAGCAGCTTTAGCAGTTGAGAAAGTACCTTGCACGATTGCATTTGGCTGGTAGTTAGTTAAAGCTACTCTTTCCATTGCACGCACAGTAACAAAATTCTTTTGGAAGTTATCGCTATCCTCTCTTGAGAACTCTACAGCTAGATTCTCACGAATCCAAAGCTGAGTAGCTTGGCGTAAATTTCCTACTAAGAATTTTCCAGCTGTAACAGCAGTATTTACTACGATTGGCACACCCATAATAGCTGGTTGTAAACCTTGGAAAATTTGATTTCTCAAATATTCGTTAGCAGTAGATTTCAATAATACGATTTTGTGTAAATCTGTTGGGTTTAACAAAATAGTATCAGCTTGATAATTAGAAAGTGCTAATTGATTTAGAGCTACAGTAAGTACATCAAACTCATTAGCTGATTCAATGCCTAAAGCAAAAGATCCAGCTGCAAATGCAGTACCATCAGTAAATAAACCATCAAGATTTGGTGATGATCCATCTCCATTTAAGATTTCATTATCCTCAACAGATAATACTTTTTGAGGGATACGAGCAGAAAGGTAAGATGAAAGTTGTTTTACATCATCTAACATTTCGCCAGTGATTCTTAAGTAAGTACCGATTTTCTCAACGTTTACTGAAGTAGCAACTAAATTGAAATCAGTTTGTCCAAATGCAGAAGTTTCAGCAGTTGCAGCAGCTCCATCAGAATAAGCTGATTCTTTAGGGAATCTAATTACTTGAGCATCAGTTGATCCAATAGGAATTAATGAACGGATGTGGATAGATCTACTAGGATCATATTTAATTGAATCTACAACAGTTTCAGCAGCTACAACACCAGTTATATCAGCACCTAAACTCATATCAGCTTTAACTTCGAAACGAGCAGCATTAGCCATTCCTTTAGTCATTGACTCAATAGCGCCATTTTTTAACGCTTCATCAATAGCAGCTTTGAATGATTTAGTAGAAGCTCCAGAAAGAGTTTTCTTAGAAGCCATTTCCATTTCATCCATTCTTTTATTTAGAGCTTCGCTCTTAGACAGATAATCTTTAGAAAGGTTGTCGATCTCAGATTTTAGAGATGATTCATATTCTCCCTTGGCGTTATCTTTTGCCTGGTTAAATGCCTTCTCGATTTTTTGGTCAACAATGTTTCCGATTTGATCGAGTTGGTTTTTCAATTCTTCGTTCATCATATTATTTTTTAAGAACATTAAACAAATAGTTATAAATCTCGCTATTGTCTGCTTTTACCTCGATCGGCTCAGTGACTTCAATATTAGTCGGCTGAGTGACATTTACATAAATTGACTTTAGCTTTAATATTTCCGCCTCTAAGGCGAATCCCAAATCATCAGAGATTTCTCCCTTTCTGATTAATTGAGCAATTTTATCATAACGCTTAGCGATTTTCTCTGGATCGATATTTCCTTTTACATCCATAATCATCGCCTGATCGTTAGCAGCAAGAGTTACAGCTGACACTTCAAATAGTTTAACTTCATTAAGGTGTCTGTAGCCATCATGCCCCATCTCTTTTTGAATGGGTAATATTCCTACAGAGTTTTCTGTAATGACTCCAGCTTTCATCAATTCAATAACATCTTTTCCTAATTGTGTTTTAGGAATATGCGCCTCAAATATCAAACCTTTATCATCCTCTTCTAAGTGAACCATTTTTCCTAATGGTTTGTCCATATCATGCTGATATAGATATTTCACTCTTTGTCCATTTTCATGGATTGTCTTTTTATACGCCCCCTTGTTTATAATGTCGCCATCAGAGTCAACGTTTCCAAAAACAGATCCATAACCTTTTACAACTCCAGCAGCGGTATCAGCATCTAGTAGCTCACCGATCTGAGTTGATTTATAGATAATTGTATTCATATTGCAAATTTAATTAATTATAAATAAATGAGTGATCCATTATCATCTGCCTCTAACGGATCATCTTGGTATGCTATTTCTCTACCATTAGCATTTTTTAAAAAATCAGTTACAAAATCAAAACCAAATTGATATGTAAAATTTAAAGGATCCTCTGCTTTTGGGTACCTTTCTAGATATTCGTTTCTTAATTTATCAAATTCCATCTGTTTGTTTTAAAAGTTCTCTCATTAGCTCTTTAGTTTCCTCAAATATCTCTGGGAAATATTTTTTAAATATTGGGTTTTCGTAATAATAATTTTCAAAAGTGTGAGCTAATACCTCAGCCACTTGCCCATAAACACCTCTCTTAGTATAATAACCAGTTGAGTGACCATAACCTAATCTATTTTTAGTAAGTGCACCAAAGAAATCAGACATTGCACTATGAAACTCTTGAATTTCTCTTTGTGTTAATTTTGGAAATTCTTTTTTTAATCTGTCAAAATCCCAATACAATTTACCTGGAACATATTCTCTATAAACATCTAATTTTCTAGCACTAGATTGCCCATGACCAAGCATTTTTTGCCATTTATCAAAATATTTTTTTACTGTAGGATCTATGATAGGATTTCTTTTATTTCTACCCCACGATAGCCATTTTCTTTGTTCGTGTATGGCGTGTCCAAATTCATGAGATAAAACACGATTAATCATTTTTTGCCCAGGTTTAAATCTATTTACATCTATTTTTATAGTATTATTTAATTGTGAGGATCCTGTTTTAGTTCTAATCAAAGTGATTGGCTCAGTCAAAAGATTTAAATATTCTGTATTCTCAATTAAAAATCCATCTTCAATCATTCGATCTAATTCCTCTGGATAAAACTGTGGCTTCTTAGGTTTTACATCCTCAACAATTTCTCTAACTGGCTTTGGCGTTCTTAAAATATTCTGAGTAGATCCTCCTGGAGTTCTTACACCAAACTCCTCTATAATACCAGTAGCTTGTGCCTCTTCAACTGGAAATGGCGCTACAGTGCATCTACAATTAATTACTTCTTTAGCTCCTCCTGCTGGATCTCCTGGATGATTCATAAGAGTAGCCCCCACATTAAACTTTTCATTAAAAGGAACTATTTGACCACTTGGCGGATTTATTCTGTGAGTTGGTCTTTCTAAACCATCTCCAGATGATATCCATTCTTTCATTAAGTTTTCAGCGCCAAACATATCAGTGGCACTTTGTAATGTAGCAAAATTAGCAGCGTTTGTAGCTTCAGTTCTAACAAGTCGTTCTGCCTGGCTTTTAGAATATCCAGCAAATTTCTGTCGTAATATTCTAGCAGCTTCTCTTTCATTTAAAACCATGAACTCTGGATCTGAAGAAAGTTTTCTAAAAATGGTCTTTAATGTTTCTTTAGCAGTCCCCTGAACTAATACAACTTTTTCAACTGCATTTTTTTGAGCTATAGCATTAAATCGTTCTGCCCAAATATCAGTATATCCAGAAACATCAGATTGCTTTTCAATGACTTTATCAAAATTTGTAGAATACCATTTAGCAAATTTTAATCCTATGTTTACATAGATATTTGAATAGATATTATTAAAATCAGCTGTTTTAAAAAGATTATCAAAGCCAGTTGTTTTTTTAGATACAAGAAATTCAGTTATTGCCTGGTAATATTGATCTTGGTAATATTTCTTGACATCATTAAACTCTTTAGATTCAGCACTTCTAAGTAAACTACCAAAACTAATTCTCCAATTCTCTTTTGCTCGCTTGAGTTGCTTGTTCTCATATAATGAATAACAAACAGCTACTCTTTGCTGTTGTGATCCATATTCTCTAATAATCTCTGGATCTACAATGCAGCGTGATACAAAATCACTTTCATTTTCTCCTGTTCTGGGTTTTGGTAATGGCATTATCCCTCATTTTCAGATATTCTTTTCGCCCACGCTACCATAGCAGCACCCCCCCAGAGATTATAAGCTACATATCCAGCATCCTTCCAGGGTTCATCTTTATATTTAGGATCTATTTTAGCATTATCTTCATGGCGAGATAAAAAACTGTGAACACGCTTTACTACAGATAAACTCAATGGTCTACGAGCTGCTAAATCTGCAGCACGACCCCATCCAACTGAAGTTCCGCCTTTTACATCATCTCCATATTTTTCTCTCCATTCAATCATTCTACGAGCATTGTTTGTTGCGCCTTGTGGATAATCTTTATAAGTTTCTTCTTTAGTTTCAATAGAATTGTAATCAATAGGTTCGTTAAAACCTTGCTCTTGTCTTTGACTAGTATAATATTCTTCAAGTCGATTGTTCTTAGCAGCTTCATATTCTTCATGACTATCAAATGGCATAAAAACAGTAGAACCATTGAATAAATGTGGATGATATCCAGATCCACCCATTTCAATAGCTCTTTGTTTTGCCTCTTCTATAGTTGTATAAGTGTCAGTAGTATTTAAAACTGCTGTTTTGAACAATTCAGTATAATTCAATTCAAAACTCTTTGGTTCTGGTATTGGAATTAGTTCATCTCCAACTGGAAGTAAATTAGATGGAACATAATATTTGTCCAAGTCAGCGTTATCTTCATCTCTACCATAATTCATAGCTTCACGCTTTTCATTTGGCGTAATCCACCACGCTTGTGACATTTGAGATACAACCTTTTCTGTTTCTTCTTGAAGTTCTGGTATTACAGTATAATCAAAATCAATGAATAGTTTATCTCCAAATTTTGGAGCAAGCCATCTATTGAGTTCATCTCTAATTTTATTTAACTCTGGTATAACAGCGTTTTGATACAATGCTTTTTTCGCTTCTTTCATATTATTGTAAGTAGTCGAATCAGTATTATTTAAAAGCTGTACTGGAACATTGTAGATATTACAAAGATCCTTAATTGTTGCATTGTATTGTTCAATGAGTGATAAATCTGAAGCGTTTAATCCAAAATTAATCCAAGATAATTTCTTTGGTGTGATAATTACATCTCCAGCATTGTCGCTTCCTTGATATTGCTGTCTAAATTTTTCTTTAAGCGCTCTAGCTTGTACTTCATTAATATCGCCATCTTCAGACATAAGTACCCCCCTGGCTGTTTGATTTTGCAAATATTTAACTCCAGTAGTTAGAGCTTGATTATTTGCATCCATCACTCTTAATCCAGCTTTAAGTGGCGACATTCCATAAAGATGTGATCCTGTGCCATCATAATACAAATTTTGATCTTTAATATGACAAATAAATTCAGCTGGTATTTTTATAGTTCCATTGTATTGTAATGAATACTCCTTTACTGGTTCCATTATGCCACCAGAATTGATTTCTACTTTTTGTGATGGCAATACATAAAGCTCTTGAAATTTACCAGCTCCTAATCCTGTATTTGGCGCAATACCATAAATGTATCTGTTTCCAGTAAGTTTTCCGAAAGCTACAATTTCCTGGATCCAAGAATTATAAGATTGTGATGGATTCGGTCTTTCTAAAAGTTCGTGAAGATCTGTATCATGTAATTCTACAAGCGCTTTTTTTTGAAGCATTTTTGCTTGCATTATTGTGTTTGAATTAAAATCTCCAGAAGTGAGTGCTTTATAACGTTTTAAATCATTGTCTTTTTGAACTTCATAAACCTGGAAAGGAACGTTTGTCGCTGATTTTGTTATTAGGTTTATAATTGAATATATGGTCGCATTATATCTGTAACCTTTATCGATGTAAGTATCATCATTGTCTGGATTCCAAACTAAAGTATCGCCAAGATAATTATAAATTGCACGATTGAAATCAAGATGAGTTTTTTGAGCATTTTTAGATACAAAGTTTTTGAATCTGTCGAGTAAACTAGCCATCCAAGTTAAATATTTTTAATTTTACAAATTTAGTAATTATATTACAAAGAAATCATTGTGCTTACTGTATTGCGAATAAACGCCATAACGAATGGAGTCCATAGCGTGATTAAACTTGTCAATCGGCTTGTTTATTATAGTTCCATCTTTGAGTTGCTCCCAATAGTAATTGTTATATTCTTTAAAAATGTTTTTTGATTCTTTACTAACGATTATATCGTATTCTCTTAAAAGTGAGATTCCTGCATTAATTGATCCAGTTCCTTTTACAGCTGGTTTCACTCTAAGTCCAGCTCGTTTCATTTCCTCTCCAGATTTTGGTTCAGCAGCATCGTAGAAAATAAGGGTTTGATCATACCCACCCCCCCTGAGTTTATCAACAATGTCGCTATTTGTAAGACCAGTGGTATAAAATATTTCATGCAAATATATTTTATCTGATTTTCTAAAAATAAGTGTTGCAGCTGTTGGATCATTTGTAAAACCAAAATCAAGTCCTATGACTCCTTCACTATCTTTATCAAATTCTGGGAACTCTTCAAATGGGATAAACTTCCAGTTACTGAATATCTGGCGTGCTGAGAAATGCGCTCTTTGTCCAAGCCCAAAAACATTAAAGTAATCTGGATCTCTTTCTCTGAGGCGTTCTATTTCTATTTTTATTTCTTCATCAAGGTAGAGGTTATCCTTATAAGTTGTTATCCAAGTATCACAATCTTCTCTTGGAATTATTTCATCATAAATCCAGTGAACAGGATCTGATGGGTTAAAATCCATTATAATTGTTCCAGGATCAGAACAGCGCATTGCAATTTGGCGCAAATCTTCAAGATCAAGTTCATTCGCCTCATTTAAAAATGCAATATTTCTGCGCCTTCCTCTGAGCTTTTGCGGCTGATCAACGGAAATAAAAGAAATTAAATGACCATTGTATTCAAAAGTGTTTTCTGCTTTGTTATGTATTCCTTTCCAGTAGATATCATATTTATCAAGCAAATAAATCATATCTCTCATTACAGAACTCTTCAGAGCTGGTAGCGTTTTTCTAACAATATCTATTGTGAGTTTTTGTTCTGAATTAACAAGTAAATAACAGATATATTGGCAAATGGCATAAGTTTTACCACTTCTAGCCCCCCCCTGGTGAACTTTGTAACGTTTATCTGAATCTATAAGATCCCAGAATTGTTTGTTACATATTTCATCTATTATTTTTTCTCCTCTGGCTGCTTCCATCTAATCAGCGTTGACTTGATTCCGCCATCATGTTTAATTTCCTGCTTAGTGCCATTTAGTCGATGTGCTTCATGCTCTTCTGATATCATTTTCATCGCTGCAATTTGCAATGATGGAACATCTGAATTAATCCAGTTTGATAGCATTTTAGTTTTCTTAGAAACTCTCATTTCCTCTACTGCTTTTTTAATGGAGTCAGATTCATGTAATTTATGGTTATAAAAAGTTTCTTTTGAACATGGCAAAAATGCCACAATATGCTCCATAAACATTAATTTATGTTCTTCTATTGCTATGAGTGCTTTTTTTTCTAATTCTTTAGTATCGTATGCCATTTTTATCTTATTGTGTACCAATGAATATTTAAACCTAAAATAAATAAAAAAAATTGTAGTGTATGTCTTTTATCATCTGCAATAATTTCTATTTGTTCAATATCTTCATTAGAATAATTGACTCCAATCATTACGCCATAAACTGGGAAAAAGTCAATTTGTATCATTATTAAATTTATTGTACAAAAATAGGTAAAAATCCCAGATCGCTTGTTGATAATCTTTTGGATCATGAAGTTTGCTACTTGTTTTGGCAACTCCATCTATAACATAAACTAAAATAAATTGACTTCCTCTTGGCTTAGGATAAATCTTAATGTCATGTTCATCACACCACTTGAATGCTTTATAATGCTCATCTTGTGTGTATACTGATGGTTTTATGTATTTTTCTTTTTTAGGCATTAGAAAGGTATTTGATCGTTAACTACTGTAAATCGTTGTTTTTTTTCATTTATTGATTTATATATCCCCCCATCCTTAAAATCTGGAGCTATAGTAAATAAACCTTGTTGTCCATTTTCTTTTCGTTTTACTTTCTGAATATGCATTTGAACTGCATCAGATTTAAACATTGTAAGTTCACCAAGAGATCTATAAACAGTAACACAATTAAATGCCTTATTAAAAAAATCACTTGATCCAGAAATATCATAAGGAGTTGGTATTTGATACCCCCCATCCTCTTTTAAAGCCATTTTTCTAGGATGCGCCACAAGAAATAAATGTGTTTTTGTTTGTTGACAGAATTGTGTTATTTTAGAAAGCATAACTCCTACATAACTATGATCACGTTGTGCTGAATGATCAAGCATATTCCATGGATCAATAACAAGTAAATTAATACCCTTTTGAAAAACTAAATCTCGAAAAGCATCTAATATTCCATCAAGAGTTAAATTATCAAGATCTATTTTAACAAAATAAAAATGCTCCTCTATAAATGCTTTTGTGTTGTTTAAATCATCATTTGTACAATTACGTTCATTTAGCTTATTTGCTAAACGTTTAATATGTCCCTCATAAGGAAATGACTCAGGGGCAAAAAAAGCAGTTCTATGACCATATTTAACAGCCATATTACAAGCTATTTGATCTACTACATCTGATTTACCAGAATTAGGTATGCCTGTAACAACAGTCCAGCTCCCTTCAAAATCAATTTTAAAATAATGGTCGCTATCGCCCAAGCCAATAGAATAATTTTTGATTCCATTTTGATTATAATTTAAAACATCATTCCAAATATCATGAACACTAACTACCCCCTCTAAAGGAAAGTGTTTTGCGCTCTTTAAATAATTCCGTAATACCTCAGCACCTTTTTCAACTAAAACCTCATTAGCATCTTTAAAATCGCCAAATTCGACATACTTACATCTATATTGTCCGAATCTTCTAGCGAGTTCATTTCTAAGAGCTAATCCTGGTTGATCATTATCTGTGCAAAGTATTATTTCTTTTTTATCTTTAAAATATTCCCAACAGTTGTCTAAATATTCTAATTTTTGATTTCCCTTTGAAGCTCCATTTGGCACAGAACATACTGAATAAATTCCTGCTTCATGAAGCGATAAAGCATCCATCTCACCCTCTACAATGTAGATAGTGTCCATAGTGCCAATGTTATCCAACCCATAAAATATGAGTTCAGCACCAGAAACCATTTTAAAATTCTTTTCAGCATCTCGATACTTACAGTTTATTAAAACGCCTTCTCGAAAATAGTTAAAATTTATTGCCTTTCTTTTTTTCTGAACTTGAGGAAAAAATTCATTAGATTCTCCAACTTTCCAATGCGAAAGAGTTGCATCAGATATCCCCCTTTTATGGAACCAAGATAAAGTACGCTCAGACAATTCTATTTTTATTTGAGCTGGTTTAATGTATTCTTTACGTTCTTTAAATTTTACATTGCCACTCCATCCACAATTATGACAATTATAAACGCCTTTTTCTGTATTTATTGATAGGCATGGATCTTTTTTGTTTTTTCTATTGTGTGAGCATTTCGGACAAATCAGTTTTTGTTCCACAGAATTTCCATTAGGAAATATGCCAATAGCTTCAAATTCATTTAGTATCATAGTTCGTTTAGTTTGTGTAAAAATAAAAAACCATCAAGAGAAAGCAAATTTTTTAATTCTAATACATAAGATTTTACTTTTACATCTTTTAAATTTTCCTTATTAAATAATTGTTGGTTAGTTGCAAATCCTTTAAAAATATACATTGGATAATTACAGTGAAAAAATGCAAATCCATCAACGTTAGATCTTGAATATTCTGGTGTCATTAAAGGCAAATCTTTTTCTGATGTTTTAACATCTATTGTGATTCCATTCCAAGTAGCATCATAATTATCTGTACCTTGTATCTTTGAAGTATTTCCAATACTAAAATCTGGATGGATATTCATTTGCTTACAAAATATAAACTCAGCTCCGAATCCGATGATATTCCTGTAGAGGTGTTTATCATCATTGGCGACAGTACCTTTTCCATTTACGCCAGTTAGTTCTTTATTATCCTGTCTAGCTAATGCTGTAAGTTCAACAATTTGTTGTTCTAATGGCTCCAGAAAGTATTTATCTCCTATATTCATTGAACCAATTTAAAATCTGTTTTTCCAAATTTCATTTTAAACTGATCGATTCTTCTTAGACCAGATTTTTTATTAGCAATTCTTAAAGTAGATAACGAGGTAGGTATTGTTTTCCAAAATGGATCTTTATTAGCTTGATTAATCAAAAACCATAATTGTCTAGGATTAACATCATCTTTTAAATCACACAGGCGAATTACATCAAGCCATTTTATTTTTTCATCAGTAGTTTTTGGTCTAAGATTTTCATCAAATAATTCCACAATATGCTCATAAGCATTTTGATACTTATCCTCAAAATCAGATACTTTTTTTCTTTGTTTTTTAGTTGTGACTATATTATTATTTATATTATTATTAGAATATATATTACTATATATATTATCC